TTCACGTGGTCGCTCCTGTTCGAGTCAGAAACCGATGGCGCTTCGTTCACATCGGCGGACCGATTTCGGGCGGCGCTTCGGTTTCAGTCCACCAAGGACGCCCTTCGCGCGCTCGGGCTCGCGGTCGCCGACATCGAAGCCACGCAGGCGCTTGAATTCAACAGTCAAGGCAAGTCGTTCTCTTCGGCGGTCGTCGACGTGCAGATCAACGCCGCTGAGAACCTGACCGACGACAACGACGGCGCGGCCGACTACATCGCAAACGCAGCCTATGCGAGCGACGGCGGCCTGCTTGGCGAAGACGGCAATCCGACCTCGACGCAAATCGATGAGCAGGTAAGCACGTGACCCTAAGGAGACATACCCATGTCTAGTATCGACTCGGTCGTTTCGGTTCAGATATCCGCGCAGACCTCATTCCCTACGCGGCAGGGATTCGGAAAGTCGATGCTGATGGCCTATCACACGGCCTACACCGACCTTTTCCGAGAATACTCGAGTCTCGCCGGCCTGGTGGCGGACGGGCTCACATCTGACTCGGCGGCGTACAAGATGGCGCTCTCGGCGTTCTCTCAGAACCCTCGACCGCGCACCGTGAAAATCGGTCGTATCACGACCTCGGTCGCGCCGACCTATGACGTCACCGTCACGACAGCGACGGCCGCCAAGCACGTCATGCTTACGATTACCGACTCGGACGGCAACTCGACCGATATCGATTACACGGTCACCGGGTCTGAATCGAGCGGGACCACGGGCGTCGCGACGGCGGTTGAGTTGCTCATCGAGGCAGTTACCGGCATCGCGTCCACCTCTTCTGGTGCCGTGATCAACGTCGTAGGCACCTCGGGCAAGATGTTTTGGATCAAGGGACTTTTGAACTGCACCATCAGCGACGTCACCGCAGACGCGAACATTGACGACGACCTGACCGCGATTCAGCTCATCGACGACGATTGGTACGGCGTTGCGATTCAGTACGCGTCGAAGGCGAACACCGACAACGTCGCGGCATGGACCGAGACCCAGAATAAGATCTTCATCTGCCAGACCCCGAACGCGCTGGAATTGACCTCGGGCGGCACGCAGGGTCATGCGCTGGCGGGTCAGAGCTACGATAATACCGGCATCATCTTCAATGCCGATACCGAGGATTACATCTCGGCGGGCTTGCTCGGAAAGCTGTTGCCACAAGACCCGGGCTCGTACACGGCGAAGTTCAAGACCGTTGCCGGTTCGACCGCTGACACGCTGAACGATACCGAGATTGGGTATCTCGACGGCGACAACATGAACCACTACGACAGCGTCGCCGGCATCTCGATGATTCGCGAAGGCGTGATGTCATCCGGTCAGTTCATTGACGTCACCGTTTTTATTCACTGGCTGTCCGCGCGCATGAAGGAGCGGATTTTTACCGCCATCTCGAACCTGCCGAAGCTGCCTTACACCAACGACGGACTCGCGGTGCTCGGCGCGGAGATGCGCGCAGTGCTAGCGATTGGCGTCGCGGTCGGCGGTCTTGCAGCCGGAACCGTAAGCGTGTTCGTGCCGAAGGTCGAAGACATCGACCCCGCCGAGCGCGCTGCGCGCAACGTGGTCGGTCTGACTTTCTCGGGTCGTCTTGCTGGTGCGGCTCACTCGGCCGAAATCGTCGGGACCGTAACGGTCTAAGGAGAATCACATGGGCGCTCCAATGAAAGAATATGACTTCGACCAGGTGACCTTCGTGTTCGCCGGCATCATCGCCAAGGGCTTTGTCGATGGCTCGGCGGTGACACTGGAAGAGGCGAGCCCGCGATTTACTAAAAAGGTTGGCATCGACGGAACAGTGACCCGTTCCAAGATGATGGACCGCTCGGGCAAGTGCACGATCAAGCTCATGCAATCGAGCGAGGTCAATGACCAGTATTCGGCCATCGCCCAACAGGACATCATTGGGCCAAACGGTGCTGGCGTGGGCGCGCTCCAGATTCAAGACAACCAAGGGCGCACGCTTCACCATGCGGCTGAAGCCTGGATTTCCGAAGTGCCGAAGCCCGAGTGGGACAAGGACGCAACCGCGCGCGAGTGGGTTTTTGAGTTCGCCGAAATCACGTCGGTGTTCGGGGGCAACTAGTGGGCCTTGAGACCAAAAGCCGCGTCATCGGCCGGTATGAATACAAGGTGACGCAACTCGGGTTCAAAAAGGGCAACGCAACTTGGGTGCGTCTGCTCAAGGTGCTCGGGCCTGCGCTCGGTAAGCTCTTAGAGACCGGCGCGAACCTCAAGAGCATGAACGTCGCCGCGCTATCAGGCCCGCTGGCAGAGCTCGCCATGACCCTCACCGAGGAAGACCTCAACTACTTCTGTGAAGTGTTCGGCGAAGCGACCGTGGTCGAGGTCAGCGCCGACAAAAAGCCGATTCTCGTTCCCAAGGTGCAGGAGACGCATTTCGCTGGTCAGTATGGCGAGATGCTCAAGTGGTTGGCCTTCTGCGTGGAGGTCAACTACTCCGATTTTATGGGCGCATTCGCCGGCCCCGCCGCAGGCGACCAAGCGCAGATGCCAGCGGCGGCGGTCGGGTAGAGATTCCAGCTTGGCTCGATTGGAATCTTTGGAAGTTGGTCACCAGCGAGAGGATTCATTGCTCGCTAATTGAGATCGAGGAGCGCTGGAACATGGCCGACGTATTCGACGCTCACGAGACTCTGAACCTCTACGAAGACCAAGCCGTCATGGATTCAAAGAAGTAACATGGCCCGCGGAGCCCTACGCGAAATCCTCGCCTCGTTCGGCGTCACCGTAGACGACCATCAGCTCACTCATGCCAGTGAGAAGATCGAGCATTTTATTGAGGGACTAAAGAAAGTCGGCGCCGTTCTTCTTGGCGGCGAACTCGTCAAAGGTGTCTTTGAGTTCGGCGAACACCTCGCAGAAATGGGCGAGAACATCGAGCGCTCGGCGGTCAAGCTCGGTATCTCGACCGATTCGTATCAGCAACTAGGTTTCGCGGCGTCTCAATCGGCCGTCGGCATAGAGGAGATGACTGCGTCTCTCTCTATGCTGGAGAACAAAGCCGGCGAAGCGCTCAAAGGTGGCGAGGGTGCAAAGAACTTCCAGCGTCTTGGGATTCACATCAAGGACGCAAACGGCGTAGTCAAAGACGCTGACACGCTCTTCGAAGAAGCGGCCGACAAGATTTCCAAGATGGGCTACAACGCCGAGAAATCGGCGGCGGCGACCGAGCTGTTCGGGCGCTCGGGTCGCACGCTTCTTCCTATTCTCAACAAGGGCGCCGAGGGCATCCAAGAACTACGGAAGGAAGCCGAGGAGCTAGGTGGTGGATTCTCGGAAGCCGCAGTCAAGGCGTCCAAAGAGTACGTCGAGTCACTGAAGAAGGCGGAATTCGTCGGCACGTCGCTCAAGGGAAAGATCGCGACCGCGCTTCTGCCCGTGCTGCAAAAGCTAGTCGATGCCGCAACCAAGGTTGGCGTCTGGCTCAACAAAGTCGCCAGCACCAGCAAGTTCGTTGAGTCAACGCTCCTCGTGCTCGGTTCAATTGTCGCGTTCTTTGCGGCCAAGGCCGTTATCGCCATGGCGCCCGTTATCGCGCCGTTTCTGTTTTGGGCGCTCATCATCGCCGGCATCATTCTCATCGTTCAAGACCTGTGGGTCCTATTCCGTGGCGGCAAGTCTGCCATCGGCGACCTGATTGACTCCTTCACCCATGCGGGCCAAGCGGCCGAGTGGGTGCATGACATCAAAGACGCGTGGAAGGGCGTCAGCGAGTGGATACACACCATCATCGTTGACCTTCGCCAGTTTCTAAGTCTTGTCGATGACGCGCTCAACAAGGTGGCCGAGCTCGCCGGCATGAGCCGAGCGGCCTCGAAGCCACAGACGACCGAGCAAATCAGGGAAGCGCAGCGCGTCGATGCTGTAAAGCACGGTCGGACGGTTCGGTTTCCAGGCGAGAGCAAAGAAGAATCCACCGCGCAGCTCGACCGCGTGCGCAAGGGACTCATCAAGTCCGGCGAGCTCGACGCCGAGGGAAATCCCGTCGCACGCAAGGCACCGCCGAAGAAGGCCAAGGAAACAACCGACCTGGCCGGTCAAGGTCCGGTCAGTCAGGTGCTGTACAACACCAACAGCAACGTCGATTGGCAGATGCCTTCTTTTGGTCAGCCGGCATCTTCGCAGACGGTCAATCACTCACCGACTACCAACGTCACCATCAACGCCGCGAATGCGGATGCCAACGAGGTTGCGCAAATCTTCCATCGCGAGCGGCGTAAGGCGAACCAAATTGCCGCGCAAGACCTCGGTCAAATCGCGGAGCCGGCGCGATGAAGATCACCTATCTAGTCGATGACGGCTCAGCGCCCGGCACGTTGCAGAGTTCGACGACGATAGAGTTCGACGCGACCATTACCGAGACGCATACCAGTTCCGCGCAAGTAACCGAGCGGAATGTTGAAAAGGGCGCGAATATTTCGGACCACGTCAGGCCCGCGCAAGACCGATTCAGCGCCGAGGCTGTGGTGACCAACGCACCTATTCGCACGCCGGCCACCAATGCCGAGGGCGCAAAAGGCGAGTACGGGCAGATTGACGCATCAACCACGCTGAGGGTTCCGACGCCTGCCTTTATCGGGATTCCGGGTACGCGCATCGGGGTTCCAGTGCAGGGCTCGGCGACGGTGCTCAAGTTCGACCGCGAATTCAACCGCGTTCGAAACGTCTATGATGAACTTGTTGCCATCGTAAACACGCCCATCATCGTCACCATCGACACCGGCCTACGCGTGTACGACGACATGGTGATTGTAAACCTGTCGGCGCCGAGGAATGTCGAGGACGCGATCCACTTTTCGTTTGAAGCGGTCGGTGTTCGGTTCGTCGAGTCGCGCACGGTCACGGTTCAGCAGAGCAACGGCGGCCGCAAAAAGAAGGGTCACAAGAATACCAAGGAAGCCAAAGAAGACGGACCCGAACAGTCCGCGCTCAGTAAGAGCGTTACGGCCATAGGAAGCGCGTGGGGACTATGAGCCTGCTCATCATACCCACCTCACAGACGGACACCTTGTATGAGCAGGTGACGATTCTCGACGGCCGGGAATACGTCCTCAAGTTCGATTGGTCGACGCGCGAAGAAGCTTGGTATTTGTCCATTTACGACCAGGACGAGGTTGCGCTGGCGACCAGCATCAAGCTGGTGATTAGCCTCCCGCTGCTATATCGCGAGACCAATAAGTCGCTACCGCCGGGTCTGCTTATCGCGGTCGACCTATCAGGCTCCGATACTGAAGCGGCGGTCGATGACCTCGGCACGCGCGTTGCGCTTCTTTATGAAGAGGCCGCATGAGCGCACTATTCCAAAGGGACTACACGCTCCGCCTCGACACGCTGGAAATCAGCGGGCTTGATATCGCGTTCAAGATTCAGAAGACGCTGAAGCCTCAACCGAACAAGGCGGAGATCATCGTTTACAACCTGAATGAGGACAATCGCAAGAAACTCGACGGACAAAAGGACCGGCTAGGAAAACGCGCGACGCCGATTCACGTTGAGCTTGAAGCGGGATACGTGGATGAAAAACATCTCATCTTCGCCGGTGACCTGACCATTGTCTTTTCGGAAACCGAACAAACCGAAATCGCGACGCATATCGCCAGCGGTGACGGCTCGGTCTCATGGCGCACTGCCAGGGTAAGCGCAAGTTTCCAGCCGGGCTCGACCATTGTCGACGTGTTTAAAAAGACCGCCAAGGCGCTATTCACCGGCAAGGGAAACGTCGACAAGGCGCTCAGCGACCTCACCAACAAGCTGACCATCAAATCGCTCGGCGATACCTACCCTGAGGGGACCGTCGTGTCCGGCTCCGCTGC